ATTAGAACCATCTTGAGGGTTAGGCATCGGAGTGCCCATACCGTCATTAGGATCACCAGAAGGTCCAGGTGATCCTCCCATCATACCAGGATCCATTGGTGGCATCGGTGGAGCTTGGAGCTCCATCTGACCCCAAATAGTTGCGGTTTGATCACTTGCCTCTGCATCCATCTGTTCCTGCATAGTAGCAGCATCTGCTTCACTAAGTTGAAGAATGTTCTTGTTGATCCACTCCTTACTTAGGTAGATACCAACATATTGATTAGCAGCAGTTAGCGCAGTCAACCTTTGATTGATAACATCTAACTCTTTCAGTTCAGCAAAGTAATTATCCTTCTGGAAACTGAAATGGATCTTATCGGAAATATCTTCCCATTCAACGTCGTTACAGATACCCTTAAGGATCAACTGTGTCTTGAGAGCTTCGTAGAATAGTACAGAGAACTTACGGCGAAGTTTGTCGATGAACTTTTGGAACTTCAACTCATCTCTTGTTATGTCGTCAGTGTTCCCCAATGAGAACCCAGAATCAGGTTGCAACCTTGATGCAGGTACATTAAGTGACTGGAACAATTTGGTTTGGAAGTATGTAACGTCGTCAATCTGATTGAGGTTAGATGCACCAGGTAGCACTTCAATCTCTGTGCCCTTGCTGTTATCACGCCTAGGCATCCAGAAATCTTCAAGCATCGACATGTATTTCTTATCGTCGCGAACACTACCGGTTGTTGCATCATAGACCATCTTATTACGATACTTGTCCATGATTTCTTTGAGGTATTGCTCTGCTTTACCTTTTGGTAAGTTACCCACGTCAACATAGAATATGCGACGTTCAGGTGCTCTAGCAATACGGTAAACCACTAAAGAGTCTTCCATCATGCGAAGTTGATTTGCAGGACGGATCGCTTTGTGTAGGTAACTTAGGACACTTTGGCCAGTAGGATCCATGAATCCCGAAGGTGCATAGATGATCGAGTCTGGGCTAATCTTGATACCTTGAATGGCAGAAGTCGAACTAGCAGAAGCAACCGCAGGTGAGTTTGCTGCGAATCCGGCCTCACTATACACATAATAGTCCTCTACGTTCGTCACCACATCGACACCGGATGGCGAACGTTCCTTCTTTATTTCCTTGATCTTGCGAATCTTCGTAGCTTCCATAGGACAAAGTTCGATGATACCCGTTTTTGGGTTATCCTTATCCACAATGATCTGGTAGAACAAACGACCATCGACATACCACCGACGGAAGATATCTGAACACAGTGAGTTGTACTTTAGTTTGCTGAGAACAACCTTGAACTCGGTTTCGATCTTTTCCCTGAGAGAGTCGGAGAAGTCGAGTTCATCTAGTACCACATTGATTTGTGGTTTGTCATCTTCGTGTGGGATTGCCTCGTTGATGATATCCTGAATAGCTAGATCTACGTCAGAATACAAAGCCATCGTACGATACTGCTGAAGGGTTTGCATCTCATTACGCATTGCACCCTCAGTATCCATGAATACACCGTAATAGGTGCCTGATACTGAGGGTGATACTACTGTGCTACCGTCGTCATTGAGTCCCTGACCGATTTTCGCGGAAGGGTTTTCTGCTTTATCTATCTTCGTAAATTCAAGCCCGAAGAGATTTAACGTCTTATCAACTATACCCATAATGTTACCTCACCAATTGAACAACAATTTAGACGTTAACTGCCGCGGTCACCGAACCAGATGTGAATGATGTTTCGTAGTGTGTATAAACTAGCGTAACAGCAAATTCCTCAACTGCATCATTCGATCCGAACGCTAGTGGAATTTCAGCGACGGTTGTTGGGAATGCACCAACGAACTTGTATGACTTGATTACACCACCATTACGGTCTAATTGATGCACGGACATATCAGACGTATAAACGATCGGTGAAGTCATACCTGTATTGTTCTGCAGGTCATTAATACTGTTCATCCAGGACTCGAATGTGTTACGAATCATGAAGTCGGTATCGTTAAGGATTGTGACTTGCCAAGGATTGAACGTTCTCTCACCAGCAAGAGGAACCGAACGGCCTCGGTAATATACTGGGATAGCAGCAATATCTGAGCTCGGTAGGGAAGCTGCAGAACACAAGAATTGTGCTCGACGACCAGACTCATTACCGTTTTGCGCTATAGCAGGAAACGTTAGCTCTACACGATACTGATTGGGCCTTGCGCCACCACCAATAAGGTTACTTTTGAATTCTTGAATTGACATTTGTACTTCTCCTGTTAACTTTAGGTCATTATGATGTATTTATGGGGTGCCTTTCGACACCCCACTAATATTAGGCACCAATCACTGTACTGAAATCAACACCAGTCTTTGTTGCTACAAAGTTAAGGTAAATGAAGTTGATACTGCGAGCTGGCTTAACGTAAATGTCAGCAATGAATTCATTGCGGTCGATCACTTCACCTGTATTGTTGCTGCCGTCACAAACAACCTTGAAGTCTGTGATACCACGACGACCTTGAACATCGCGTAGGAAAGGCTCAACCATGTTCTTGAACATAGCACGAGTGAAGGAGTCGTTGAACTCGAACAACTGATACTTTGCTGCAATACTGATCGACTTCTCTAGGATGATGAATAGGCGGCGCACATTGATACGATCGAATGCGCTTGGCTTCTCTTGCATCGTACGATCACCGAACAGGATGGTTCCAGAACCTGGGAATGTAACAACAGGGTTAATTCCCTTTGGGTAAAGGATATCGCGTTCTGATTGATTTGGGTTGAAGCTAACCTTGATGACGTTCTTCAAACCACCGCGGTTGAAACCACCTGGGCTCCACCATGGGTCAGCAATATCATCAACACGAGCGACAACACCTGCAATGTCACCATTCAATGGAATCCAACGGTACCTACGGTTGTACTGGTCATAGATATACTTGAAGCCAGAATCCATAACACCATATGACTGGAACTGATCAGCAACATTCAGCGATGCCTTGAATGCGATAAGGTCAGTGGTCATTGTGCTACGAGTCGTGTAACGGTTACCACTTGTGTGTGGAGAAACGAAACACATTGCGTCTTTTCTTGCCGAAGCCAACTCTAATACGTGAGCCATCGTCTCTACTGCGTGATTACCTGTTATGATTAGGTTAACGTCGATCTCTTCAACATGCTCAAACTGGTCATACGCATTTTGGTTGTCAGACGGTGTTGGTGTTGTACCAGCGACACCACCGGTCAATGAATACGAAACAACACCACTCATTGCTGCGAAATGGTCACCTGAATCGGTTGCCACGTCGTATGCAGTCGAACCCCATGCAAAAATGGTAGTACCGTTTGCTGTTTCAACGCTTGTGGTTGTGTTATGTGCAACCCAATAAACATATTGTGATTGGGAATTCACAACATCCACATAGTATGAAGATGTGTTCTTGTAATCAACAGCATCTACTGCCTTCGAGCAGTAATTGAACGTCTCTAGAACTGTGTTAGCTGTTCCTGATATCGTACCCAATGTGTCAATAACTATCACGGACATTTCATCGTACTTCGTAGTTGAACCTAGAACGGCCCTATCCGCTACGTAATTTGATGTTCCTGGCCTGGTTGGAATGAATGAGGTGTACTTAACACCTGCATTATTGACATATGTAGCATCCGCTGCAGTTGCAGGGAAGTTACCGTTGTCAACTAGAACCACCTTAAGACCGTTACCCTGAGTACCAGGTTGCTTAGCGATGAAATGACCAGCAACCGACAAGGAACCTGCATCTTGTTTGGTAACATAGTCATCAAAATTCTTAACTTGGGTCGCTGTAGCAGATGCAGCATTCTTACAACCAGCTGGAGCTGCGCGGACAACCCACAACTTGTTGGCGTAATTCAAGAACTGTGCGCCGGCGAACCACACGCCGAAGTTCGAGTCTGTTGGTGGACCAAACACTGATACGTAAGTCGTTTCCGAGTCGATCAGAATTGGTGTTTCAATGGGACCCTTTACGTAGTCTCCTGCAATACCACCAATCGCACTAGCAACAACAGGCACGATAGTGCTAAAATCTTTTTCTTTAACCAAAATGCCTGGGCTCAATAATGCCATGGTGTTTCTCCTATATTGTTTGTGTCAATAGCTAAGCTATGTGATTATTTATACTATGCTTGTTCTCACTTAAGTTTCAAGACTTTGATGTTGTACCAGAACGTTGTTCCTGACATATTAGGCACACCGAACTGCACATACTCACCTGCTCCAGTAACCTCAATAGTATTGACTAGTAGGAAATCTTGGGCCTCTGCAGACCTAAATGACGAATTGTAGAACCACCAATACCCGCCGTTGTTAGCGAACCCAGACGATATGACCTTCCCATTGTGATAGATCACTGCAGGGTTGTAATAGTAAGTCCAGTAACTCGACCACCAGTTCCAAGCTGAGTATGCCATGTACCAATCGTACCAGTTGTTTGTTCCCCAATACGTTAGGTTGTAGATACCAGGTGGTAGATATAGATACGTACCACTAACCGTATATCCGGCATATCCAGAATTGTACGTCAAATTGAACGGAGAGGTTCCCCATGATGATGACTGGAAGGTCCCTTTGTAATGTGTCAATTTAGCCGAGCTATCCCTAAGTGGAACATATCCCAATGCCGCAGATATGTCGGATGCACTCAGTGCAGATGCAGCAGTCACTATACCCTTAGTGTTGACTGAAACTTTCGTGTATGTACCACCGGCAAGGCCAGGGCGAGTAGCTAATGATAGATTGAGGTTGACCGTCTTATTTACGTTATTCGAACTGGTTCCAGTAATATCAGTACCGGTTGCGGTAATCGTCGGAACTGTCAGTAGGTAGTCCTCTAGCGCCAATGCGGTTAGGTCGTTACCTTGAATTCGAATCTTGTTGTACCAACCGTCTCCAGTCGTGGTAGAGATCGTTGGTGGAACTCTTGCTGTCGTCACTCTACCATACGTATCGACCTTAACGCGATCGTAATATGTGTCAGGAGTCCAGGCATTAGTCACCGCGAGATTCAATGAGTTCTCAGCTACAGCTAGAGTAGTTGACTCAACGAAAACGTTGTTGACGTAACCACCAACATATGCCGTAGCAGCTGCTGTACCTGAGGAGAACCCTATTGTAGGGACACTATCATAACCCGCACCACTATCTGTAACGATAACTGCAGTAACTGCGCCGCCGTTGATATATGCGGTCGCTGTTGCTGACCTCTCTGGGGTACCACCGGTGAACGTGACGTTTGGAGCAGAGACGTAACCTGAGCCACCATTTGTCACGGTGATGGAAGTCACCGCACCAGTCATAGTTAACTGGTTGATTGATAGGCCTGCACCAGCACTAAACACACCCAACTTAGCATCAACATACGACTTTGATGCAGCATGAGCAGCATCCGTCGGTGCGACTAATGATAGAGCACCTGTCATTACACCACCGGCCAGGTTCAACTTAAGTGCCAACCCGTCATCAGCATATTTCTTAGTTGCTGCATGAAGATCCACCGTAGGACCTGCTGCTAACGTCAGGGTCTTACCTGCACCGATTGTTGTGTTACCGTTTAGTGATACTGCCCCCGTTCCTGTCGTGAACGTTCCGGTACCAGATTGGGTGACGTTATTGGTCAACACCAAAGCACCAGTCATAGTGTCACCAGCAATATTTAAGTACGTATCATCAGCAAATTTCTTATTGATAACGTCAGTATCATTGACGAAGGTTGTTCCGGTCAATGATACTGTCCCTGATGGTGCAGTGAAGATACCACCAGCTTCTACGGTGACACTAGCACCGGATTCAACCACCAAAGCACCAGTTGCACCCTTGAGTGTATTGGTGTTGAAAAAGTCGTTATCCTTGCTTAATGATGT